GGCGGAAAGCGCCATGGGTTTTTTCGGGAAATGGGGACAATATATCATGCAGTCAAGCATGGCAGAATCCGGGCAGTTCTATGATGCACAGGCTGCCATTAAGAAACATGATCAGGAAGCTTATGACATACTGTTGAAAAATGCCGAAAACAAACGCGACGGTTATCTGAAAAAAGCGGAGGAAGAGGTAAAGAAAGCGGCAGAAGCAGCCAAAAAAGGAAATATCGGCGGACATACCGACCCCGAACAGTCCGGGAAGAATCCGGAAGCGGAAGCCAAGCAACGGCTTGCCACAGAGCGCAGGCTGGCGCAGGATCTTGCCGCCCTGCAGGCCGAGAACCGGAAGGAAGAGATAGACCGTATGCAAGCCGGTACCGAAAAGAAACTGGCACAAATCGAATATGACTATAACGCCCGGAAAGAAGAAATAAACCGGCAGGAAGCCGACTGGAAGCGTGAGAACAAGGAAGCCGGTCTTTCCACCGGAGATAACGGACTTACCCGGGAGCAACAGGATGAACTTGAAAAAGCCCGTGCCTCAAACACCGAGTCAAGGAAAAAAGCGGAGGCGGACGTGTACAGGGAAGAGGCGGAAGCCATGCGTGACTATCTGAAGGAATACGGGACCTTCCAGCAGCAGAAACTGGCCATCGCTGAAGAATATGCCGAGAAAATCCGCAAGGCACAGTCCCAGGGAGAAAGGCTGACTTTGGAGAAGCAGCGTGATGCGGCTGTGCACAAAGTGGACATGGAAGCCCTTACCCAGAAGATAGACTGGGGAGCAGCGTTCGGGGATTTGACCGGTCTGCTTGCAGACCAGATGAAGAACCTGCTTGGCGAGCTTAAACAGTATGTCAAGACGGATGAGTTCAAAAAAACGGGAGCCGCAGACCAGCAGGTCGTTTACGATGCCATCGAACGGATTCAAAGCATGCTCCCCGGTGGCAACGGGACATTGGATTTTGCCCGGCTGCAAACGCAGATGCACGCTTTGGGGGATGCCGTAACACGCGTGCAAAATGCGGAACTGCAGCAGGAAGCGGCATTCATTCGGTTAAAAGCAGCGCAGACCGATTACAACAAGGCTCTTGAAAGCGGTAACCAGGCAGAAATAGAACGTACTAAAATCGCTCTTCAAATGGCCCAATCGTCCAGCATTTCAGCTGACGAAGAATACCTGAACGCCACCTCTGAAATGAAGGCGCTTGCCGGGGAGGTGAAAAGTGCCTCCCGGGACACGGTTGACGGGTTGAACATGGTATCCGACGGGTTGCACGGCTTTGCGAGCGGAACCTTGCAGGGATCATTTGAAGGAATCCAGAACATGCTTACCGGTCTTTCAAAACTGAATATCGGAGGCAAGGTCGGCGATGCCATCAGCCGGATGTCCGAAACCCTGTCAAGTGCCGGAGTCATCGGACAAATCATATCGGCCATTCTCTCCATACTGGATTTGCTGAAAGACGGTATTGGCCCGATTATCTCATCATTGATAGATACCATTTTCAATGCGATAACCGGAATACTCGACAATATCCTCAGCGGAGACCTGTTCAAACAGATAGGCGGTTCCCTTGTGAATGGTATCGGAGGACTGCTGAACACGGTGTCTTTCGGAGGTTTCAACAAACTGTTCGGCATCGGCGGGAACGCCAGGGAAGTGCAGGCGGCTATAGACCGTCTTACGGACCGGAACGAGAAACTGCAGACTTCCATCGAAGACCTGACCGATACCATTAAGGCAAGCAAGGGGACAAAATCGGTGGAAGCTTACCGGGATGCTTACAAATACCAAAAAGAAACGAATGCAAACTATCTGCAGATAGCAAAGGAACAGGCACGCTACAGCGGAAGTCACCACAGCTGGAACTACTACTGGGGCGGTTTCAACCAGGCACAGATAGACAAACTGAGCGGACAGATCGGCCGCCAGTGGGACGGGAACCTGTGGAGCCTGAGCCCGGAGGAAATGAAGGCACTGCGCAGCAACGTGGATATGTGGACGCAAATCCAGAATACCGGTAAGGGAGGCTATGGCGGGCGACTGACCGAGAAACTGGATGACTACATAGACCAGGCCGGCAAGCTGGAGGAACTGACCGACCAGCTGTATGAAGGGCTGACGGGCATTTCGTTCGACGGTATGTACAGCAGCTTCATCGACAACCTGATGAACATGAAGTACGGTGCCAAGGATGCGGCGGAGGATATATCCGAGTACTTCATGCGGGCGATGCTGAGCAACAAGATCGGTGAGATGTACAGCGACAAACTGAAAGGCTGGTGGGAGAAGTTCGGCAAGGCCATGGAGGACAACGAACTGACCGAGGCGGAACGGAACGCGCTGATGGAAGAGTACATGCAGTATATGGATGAAGCCCTTGCCCTGCGTGACAACCTGGCGGCAGCCACCGGTTATGACAAGACGCAGCAGGGCGGTACGAGCCAAAGTGCGAAAGCGGGCGGCTTTACGGCCATGACGCAGGACCAGGGCACGAAGCTGGAGGGCATGTTCACCGGCGGGCTGCAGCACTGGAGCAGCATGGACGACCGGCTGGAAAGCGTGGTGGAGAAGATGGACACGGCTGAAGGGCATCTGGCCCGGATAGCCGAGAACACCGGTGTGAGCGCCGGACACCTGGGCGAACTGAAGGAAGTGATAAAGAAAATGATACGTGACGGACTAAAAGTGAAGTGATATGGGCAATATACTGAGCGGACTGGTGCTGGTGAACGGCACGGACATCTGGACGGAATACGGCGTGTTCCTGGTGGAAGACCGACGCGGGGGCATGGAGAACCTGACGGCCATCCTGACCCCGAGCAAGGCCAAGAAGGATACGGCTGTGGACATACGGGAAGAGCACGGGGAAAAATACAGCCCCGTGCTGACCCCACGGAATGAAGCGCGTGACGTGACGCTGCATTTTGCGCTTTACAACAAGACCCAGGCAGGCTGGATGAAGCAGTACTTTGCCTTTGTGAATTTCCTGAAGCAAGGGAAGGACGGCTGGCTGGAGATCCGTTTCCCCCAGCTGGATCTGCAGCTGCGGGTGAAGTATGCCGACTGTACGAAGTTCACCCCGCTGACCTATCTGTGGACGGAAGGTGTGCATGCCGGAAAGTTCCGGGTAAAGTTCCGGGAACCGAAACCGATTATATAACCATTCAAACGCTATTAGAATATGCTTCTAACGATATATGATAAAGCCGGAACCAAGCGTGCGGATGTGGCCGTGAACGACAGCTCGACGCAAAGCAAGGAAGTGCAGGGAGACAATGTGCTTTCCCTGTCGTTCAGCTATTATGCCTTCCTGCCCCTGGACGTGAACGACTACACGGACTATCTGGGCGAACGGTACTGGCTGACAGAACGCTACACGCCGAAGCAGGTGAGCGATGGTGAATGGGAGTATAACCTGAAGCTGTACGGTATCGAGAGCCTGATCAAGCGGTTCCTGGTGCTGGAGACGACGGACGGGGACACCAACCCCCTGTTTACCCTGACGGCCACGCCCCGCGAGCATGTGGCGATGGTGGTGAAGGCTATCAATAACGGCATGGGCCACATTACTGACTGGAAGACGGGTACGGTGGAAGGTACGGAGCTGATCACGATAGACTACGAGGGGATGTACTGCGACGAAGCGCTGAAAGCCATCGCGGAAAAGGCAGGCGGCAAGGTGGAATGGTGGGTTGAGGGGCAGACTGTGAACGTGTGCCGCTGCGAACACGGGGAAGAAATCACCCTTGGCTATGGCAAGGGGCTGACCTCCCTGGAAAGAGATACGAGCAACACGGCCAAATTCTATACGCGCCTGTTCCCGGTAGGCTCGACCCGCAACATCGATGCGGAGAAATACGGCAGCCCGCGTCTGATGCTTCCCGGCGGCAGGAAGTACATCGAGCAGGGCGTGGAGGAATATGGCATCTATGACCATTACGAGCAGGATGCTTTCAGCGGCATCTTCCCCCGTCGGGTCGGTACGGTGAGCTCGGTTCGCAGCGAGGAGGTGGCAGACGATGAAGGAAACAAATTCACCGTCTATTATTTCCGGGACGGGGAACTGGACTTTGACCCCAACCTGTACGAGCTGGCGGGTGAGACAAAACGTGTGTCGTTCCAGACAGGCGACCTGGCCGGACTCGGGGAGAGTGACGACCACTATTTTGAGGTGAACTACGACAGCGCGGCACGTGAATTCGAACTGATCACCATCTGGCCCTACGATGACGACACCCAGCTGCCGGGCGGCAAGCTGGTGCCCCGAGCAGGCGACACCTATATCCTGTGGAATATCCGGATGCCGGATGAGTATTACCGGCTGGCCGAAGAGGAGTTTGCGGTTGCGGTGGACGAGTACAACCGGGACCACTGGCTGGACATTGCCGCCTACAAAGCCCCGACAGACCCGGTATACATCGAGGAGCACGGCATAGACCTGTTTGTGGGCAGACGGGTGAAGCTGGAGAGCCGGAAGTATTTTCGGGAAAAAGAATAGGATAAAATGAAGATTTGAGCAGAATTGAGCATTTCAACTGACTGTCAGTAGGTTTGGGCATAGGTTGGCACAAGGTGGCACAGATGGGGAAGACAGGCTTTGGGAAGAATATGGAAACAGATGCACTTCCAAATCATTACCCGATATCGGATGCACTTTTAATACTAACGGTCTATATTTCTGTGTTCTGCGTAGGTTTACATTCTGCCCTTACAACTCCCATAAACTAATTTTGCACCAAACAAAAAGTAAGGATTATGAGGAGTACATTCAAGACCGTGTTCTACGTGAACGCAAGCAAAGAGAAGAACGGAGTTGTCCCCATCATGGGACGTGTGACCATCAACGGGACTATCGCACAGTTCAGTTGCAAGCAGACCATCCCAAAAGCACTTTGGGATGCGAAAGGCAACCGCGCCAAAGGCAAGAGCAAGGAAGCACAGGCGGTAAACTTCGCGTTGGACAACATCAAGGCGCAGATAACGAAGCACTACCAGCGTCTTTCCGACCGTGAAGCCTGTGTGACCGCCGAAATGGTACGTAATGCTTATCAGGGCATAGGCACAGAGTATGAGACCTTGCTACGTGCCTTTGACAAGGAGAACGCGGATTTTGCCAAACGTGTGGGCAAAGACCGCTCCAAGCGCACATATCTGAAATACCTGACTGTCCGCAAATATTTGGCTGAGTTTATCAGAAAGCAATATAAACGTGCCGACATAACGATGAACGAACTTACGGAGGATTTCATCCGCGACTATTGCCTGTATCTGCGCAACGAGGCAGGGCTTGCACAATCTTCCGTGTGGATATACTCCATACCATTGAAACATATCGTCACCACAGCACACTACAACGGAAAGATACCGAGAAACCCGTTTGCAATGTACCACGTTGACCCCGACCACAAGGAACGTGGTTTCCTTACGGAAGAGGAACTTCAGGCATTGGGCGCAATCAAACTGGAGAATCCCAACTTTGCACTGGCAAGGGACTTGTTCCTGTTCGGATGCTGGACGGGCATATCGTTCATAGACATCAAGAACCTCACGACTGACAATATCGTGGAAATGAACGGTGCGCTGTGGATTGTGTCGAAACGGCAAAAGACAGGTGTCCCGTTCCAAGTCAAGCTGATGGACATTCCGATGCAGATAATCAAGCGTTACGAGCCGTTCCGAAAAGAAAAGAGGCTATTTAACATAGGCTCACTTGACATGGTAAACAAACGCATAAAGAACATAGCGAAGAAGTGCGGTATCGAGAAGCCGGTTTCCTTTCACCTCAGCCGCCACAGCTTCGCTGTCATGGCATTGAACTACGGTATGCCGATAGAAAGCGTGAGCAAGATACTCGGACATACGGACATCAAGACCACGCAAATTTATGCCAAGGTAACGAACACGAAACTAAACAGCGACATTTCCGCCTTTGAGAACAAAATAAGCGGACGTTTCGACATATAACCGCTTGATTATGGAACGGGGCATTATTACGATGAATGAGTACGGTAGAGTGACTATACCCACTTCTACAAATGTATGGATGACAGAGGCAGAGCAGTCCTCATTGTTGGGTACAATCGCCCCAACACTCCGTGCCGCCATCCGAGCCGTATATAAAAGTGGAGTGCTGAAACGACATGAGGCAGAACGGTATATCCGTTTGCCCGACGGCTACGGCATGGAAGTGTACGCCCTGCCTATGGTCGTGGCAATTGCATTCCGCATCAATACCCCATGTGCGGCAATGGTGCGCGATACCCTGCTGGAAAGGCTGTACGGGCGAAAAGAAAGACAAGTCCTGTGGGTGTCAATTGACAGACCGATGTGCGAGTGTTAGAGCGTGGGTACGTACCTACGCTAACTGCCCGAAGAAGCGACAAGGGAATGCTTCTTCGGGCTTTATTTTTTTGTTTTGCTGCACATTTTCTTATGTGCTTTTCTGCATTTTCTCGTCTGTCGGTTACGATTGCGCCATTCCGCTTCGTTTTGCGTATCAAGGTTTTAAGCATTATACCGTAGCTTTGCATCCGATTGTTTAACCTGTTGCCGACACTGCTGTCGGCGGCATAAAACCAAGCAAAGCCTATGGCAGAACAAGACGAATTCATCCGCGTGGGGACAACCCTCTACAAGATTGTTGACCAGCCACTGATTGACGGGGGCTGTGTGAAGAAACGCATCGCATGGAACTCCGAGACATTGAGGCAGGACTACGGCAAAGACCGCATGGCGACCGTGCCGAAGTATGACGGTTTCTGTACCGTCCCCGACCATGTGGGTTACAAGCCCGTAGTCGGAAAGTTCCTCAACCTCTACGAGCCGATAGGACACCGACCGCAGGAAGGCGGCTTCCCCTGCATCCGCTCGTTGGTGGAACACATCTTCGGGGAGCAATACGAGTTGGGCATGGACTACCTGCAACTGCTCTACCTTTATCCTATTCAGAAACTTCCTATCCTGCTGTTCGTGTCCGAAGAACGGAACACGGGCAAAAGCACGTTCCTCAACTTCCTGAAAGCCATCTTTAAAGACAATGTGACGTTCAATACCAACGAGGACTTCCGCAGCCAGTTCAATTCCGATTGGACAGGGAAACTGCTCATCATGGTGGATGAAGTACTGCTCAACCGCAGGGAGGACAGTGAACGGTTGAAGAACCTCAGTACTACATTGTCCTATAAGGTGGAAGCCAAAGGCAAAGACCGTAACGAAATAGGTTTCTTCGCCAAGTTCGTGTTGTGTTCCAACAACGAGCATCTGCCCGTTATCATAGATGCAGGCGAGACACGCTATTGGGTACGCAAGATAGGACGGTTGCAGTGTGATGACACCGATTTCCTGCAAAAGCTGAAGGATGAAATCCCCGCTTTCCTGTACTTCCTTATCCATAGGGAGTTGTCAACGAAAAAAGAAAGCCGTATGTGGTTTGCCCCGAAGCTGATTGAGACGGAAGCCCTGCGGAAGATAATCCGCAGCAACCGTAACCGTCTGGAGATTGAGATGGCAGACTTGCTGCTTGACATCATGGCGAAGATGGAGGTGGAAACGGTGTCATTCTGCCTAAACGACATCATCCCCCTGTTGCTGTGTTCGCAGGTCAAGGCGGAGAAGCCGCAGGTGCGTAAAGTGTTGCAGGAGTGCTGGAAACTATCACCGGCACCCAACGGGCTTACCTATACCACCTACGTGTATGGCGGTGACGGACGCTATCATACCCGTAAAGACGTGGGCAGGTATTACACTGTGACAAAAGTACTGCTGGAGAGCCTCTGATATTCTGTTGAATTGTTGAATAGATATAATATGATGTTGATATATAGCAAAATACAGGCTCAACAGAAAACCAACAACGCCAAACGGACGATGAAGAGGAAACATTGCAGTATCCGGTTCTGCCATCACTTTTTCTTTTCGCTGTCGTTTGTTGTGCATTATGTGTTTGTTGAGGATAAGTTGAATATGTATAACACAATGTTTCAATGTGTTACCATCCATTCTCAACGGTTCAACGTTTTTACATACCTCAACAAGTCCGCAGGGAAACGGTTGGACATTCCAAGTAGGTACGTATGCCGACATGACATCATCCCGACAAGCAGACATGGCAACATGACGGCATGACGTACCATCCCAAACTGGCGAAAGAGGGAAAAACATACGGCAACTACCGACAGCGTAGCGGATTTTGAGGAACGGAAAAGCCATAGCTCATTAGGGCGTTTTCTTCACGCACCGCTGCGCTAATGCTAAAAACGCCCCAATGAGCCAACGGGGTTACACCCCTCTGGACACCCCCGTTTTCATGCGGCACGACCGCAGCGGACGGGCATGAACAAACAAGTTTGTATAACCTATAAAAACAAAAGACGAACATGGGATACATAAGCATCCAATTCAACAAGGCGAAAGGCTCGGCGGACACGGGAGCGTCCGACCACATCGAACGCAAGACCATACCCAAGAACGCCGACCCTACACGCACCTGCCTCAACCGTGAGCTGGTGGACTTCCCCGATGGCGTGACGAACCGTACCGAGGCGATCAACCACCGTATCCGCACGGCAGGCATCAAGAGGAAGATAACGCCCGACCAAGTGAGGGCAATCCGCATCGTGCTTTCGGGCACACATGAGGACATGATGAAAGTGCAGGACGAGGGTAGGCTGAACGAATGGTGTGCGGACAACCTGCAATGGTTGCACCGCACGTTCGGACGGGAGAATACCGTTTCGGCAGTCCTGCACATGGACGAGCATACGCCGCACATCCACGCTACGGTCGTACCGATTGTAACGGGCGAACGCAGGAAAGCGAAAAAGAAGCAACAGGTGGAAGGCAAGCGCACCTACCGTAAGAAAACGGATGCCATTCGCCTGTGCGCTGATGACGTACTGACACGTGAGAAGCTGTCAGCCTATCACGACAGCTACGCGGAGGCAATGGCGAAATACAGCTTGCAGCGTGGCATCCGTGGCTCGGAGGCACGGCATACCACCACCGCCCAATACTACCGTGATTTGAAGCGGCAGACGGGAGAACTTGAAGCCAATGTGCAGCAGTTGCAAACGGAAAGACAACAGGCGGAACAGAAACTTGACGAGGTGAAGCAAGGAATCAAGTCGGAAAAACTGGAAGCCGCTAAGACTGAGGCGAAAGCCGCACTCGTGGCAAAGGTCGGTTCTCTTTTAGGCGGTGGAAAGTTGAAAGCGGAAAGGGAAGGGTTTCAGCATCGCATAACGGAACTTGAAAATCAAAATGCAAGGTTAGAGCAACGTATCAAGCAGATGGAATGTGAACACCAAACCCAATGCAGCAAGTTCGGTGAGTATATAGACAAGGTAAAACGATACTTTCCTCATGTGGATAAATTGTTGCCCCTGATAGACTTCTGTCGTAATACGTTGCACTTCTCCGAACAGATAATCCAAGAATTGTGCAAGTTGAAGAAGGTGAAGTTAAAGGGTGATTTTTATTCACCCGAATTTAACCGTAAATTCCATGCAGAAGGTGCGGCTTTCTCGTTTGAAGAAGATAAAAGCAGAACTGGACATTTCCGAATATGCGTGAATGATATTCCGCTTGTGCAATGGTTCCGGCAGAAGGCGCATGAATGGAGAAACGGTTTGGGGATTACTACCCAAAAGCAAAGTAATGGGATGAAAATTTAATGCACGCGCATAAATCCCGCTCAAACAGTCTCAAAAAGTAAAGAAAATCATTCAATGAAAGGAATTTATCAAGGATTTTAGCTACTTTTGCAATTGGATTGGGGAAGCCCTTTCCGAAACATAGAAAAAGAAGAAGCGTTATGCTTATCTTGTAGAACGGAAACCTGAGAAATTTCTGAATTGTGTACAAGGGTAGCATAGTGGTTCTCACGCTATAGCGTGGGCTGCTATTACTACATCTGTACACAGGGTTTTCTCAGGACCTCCGAACTAAGACGTAGCATCGCAGTGCCACGCTTCGTGTTTTGGATAAGTGTCAATAATTATCATTAAAATAGTGAACATTATGAAAAATGTTATTACCTTACTATCCTGTGCAGTTGCATTAGTTATGACTTCTTGCACACTCTCTAACGAGGAAAAAGCTGAGAAGTTGGTTAAAGAGACGCTTAAAGACTATCTCTATCACCCAGATTCTTATGAACCAATATCAACAAAAGTTGATAGTATGTTCATTGATGTAACTACTATTGAACCTATTATGAAAATTAGTGAGGACATCAAAGATTTGATGTCTAAAATAAACAGATGTAAAATGAAAGTCGAATCCGCAGAATCTTCTATGGATATTTTTGCTCCTAATGGATATTCTTCTCAATACTCTCGTGGAGAATATGCGCGGGCAAAAAAAGAGAAAGAAGAAGCCAAATCTGATTTGGATAAATATACCAAGAAACTTTCAGAACAACTTGTTTCTCTAAAAGAAAATGTTGCAAAATATCACAAAGGTGAATTTACAGGTTGGGCGGTAAGTCATAGATTTAGGAGTCTTAATGGCGCAGGCTCAATGACCATTCCGGGAGAAATGATTTTCTTTTGCGATAAAGAGTTTACAACTTGTGGCGGTTATGAAGTTGATAAGTTTGAGAACTTTGCAAAAATCTTGAAAGCTGTAGATGAAGCAACTTCTGATGAAGATATAATAGATTATTTTAGGGAGGATAGTTTTTTACTGTAACTCCCGTCTTTTAATAGAATAGAAAGTTAGCGTGCCTTCATGGCACGTTAACCTTTTATACAATGTAAACTTTATCAACGGCAAATCTTTCTTTTAGTATGCAGGCATTGTTTATTGGGGTAATTTGTATTATAACTATTTCAATTTGTTATATAGCTATAACAAGAACACGCCTAAAAAATAAGTCCAAGGAACTTTCTGAAAAGTTAAACCACATATCTTCTTATAGCAATAAATCCAATTATGAGCAAGCAAGAGAAAGATTGTCGGCATTAAACAACGGAGCATTTATTGATATTCCGTCCGACCTTAATAGCACTTTTTCAGGGAAGATAATATCTGCAACGCAAGAAAAAGATTTTGTCAATCATTATAAGCCGCATTTTCAAGAAGCATATTCACTTGTTAAGAAACTTGAAGCCTTTAATATCACTCCATCTGAAACCATATTCAAATTTATCAGTGACTTTGGGGCTATCAATAGACTTGTAAAACAACATAATGAGGGAATCATTACATTTCTACTTGACACGCATAAAGAGTTTTTCGACCATTGCCTAAAATATCCGTTAGACAAGCAACAAAGACGCTCAATCGTTTCAGAAGAAGAAAATTGTTTAGTAGTCAGTAGTGCAGGGAGTGGAAAGACTTCATCCATCGTAGGGAAAGTAAAGTATTTGACTGAAATAAAGAAAATCAACCCTCAAAATATTCTCCTTATCAGCTACACAAACAAGGCTGCCGCTGAATTAACAGAAAGAATGGGTATTGCTGGTTTGCGAGGGTACACTTTTCACAAACTTGCCCTTGACATTATCGGACAGACAACAGGACAAAAGCCATCAATATATGAAAATACGGACGCGCTCTTCGTGAAAATCTACCATGAATTATTGAACGACAAGAAATTCAAGAAAAGCGTAATAGAATACTTCATTGATTATCAAACGCCCGAAAAGGAGTGGGAAAAGCGGAAGAATGAGCGTAGGCAACAACTTTCAGAGCAAAAAGAGGTGCGTTTGAAAGCAACGTTTCCCGATATGGACGGAAAAACTGTTTATGTACGGAGTGAACAAGAGCAGAAAATATGCTTTGCGCTATCTTCCCTTAGCGTAAAATTCAGATATGAAGAGCCATACGAGCATCCATTGGTAGACGAGATGCACTCTCAATACAAACCGGATTTTTCCATTTATTTTGAACAAGGTGGAGAAACAAAGCGAATATATTTAGAGCATTTTGGAGTGGACGAGCATGGGCTTGTTCCTATATGGTTTGCCAAAGACAGAGGCATTACCTATGAAGAAGCAAACCAAAAGTACAACGATGGCATAACATGGAAAAAAGCGGCACATGAGAAATTCAGCACTAAGCTGTTGACAACTTCAAGTGCAGACTTTCATTATTCCGATATTCGGGAGAAGTTGAAAACCTTATTGGAAAAGGCTGATGTTTCCATCCAAGAGAAAACAGATGCAGAATTATACGATATGGTTCTTCCCCCGAACAGCAAGCATGAGAAGGCTTTTATCCGCCTTGTCGTGACTTTCGTGACATTGATAAAGTCAAGTTGCAAATCTGTAGATGAAGTATTAAGGCAAACTAAAAACGCAGGGGACGAACGCAGTACGTTCATTATCAAAAACATCTTTCAGCCCGTTTATAAACGGTATATTGAAGAATTGGCGAACATCAACCAAATAGATTTTACGGATGCAATTCTGCAAGCTACCGACATTTGTCGTTCCTCCCATCCTGTGAAGTATGATTATATCATTGTGGATGAGTTTCAAGACATATCAGTTGACCGTTACAACTTCTTAAAAGTATTGCGAGAGGGAAATCCACCCCCCAAGTTGTATTGTGTGGGCGATGACTGGCAGTCCATCTATCGTTTTTCGGGGAGCGACATGGCACTTTTCAATCAGTTTTCAGATTACTTCGGCCAGACAGAAATCAATAAGATTGAAACAACATATCGGTTTGGAGAGCCTTTAGTCAGCCTGTCCTCGCAATTTATCCAACGCAACGAAGCCCAAATTAAAAAGAACATCCATCCTTTTAACCCACAAGTTAAAACAGAATTACAGTTTTGCGATTATGAAAGACGAGATTATTGCAATGTTATCGGACAATTGGTCGCGTCAATTCCATTAGACAAATCAGTCTTTTTGTTAGGGAGATATTCCTTTGACGATTATTACCTGTCGTTCATGTATAAATCCGTGAAAGAGGGTAATCGCTTTTTCTATATCATCGGAGACAGGAAAATAGAGTTTCTGACCGTTCATAAATCCAAAGGACTTGAAGCAGACTATGTGATAATTCTTCAATGCAACAAGGACACATACGGGTTTCCCTCACTTGTAAGCGATGACCCTGTGCTTAATTATGTCTTGACAAAAAGCGACCAATATCCATACGGAGAAGAACGCAGGCTGTTTTATGTAGCCATTACCAGAGCTAAAGTAAAGACCTATATACTGTATGACAGACGCTTTCCTTCCGTTTTCGTGGACGAATTCTTGCATCCGGAAAAAATCACGGAAGAAAGTTATGCCAAGCATCCAAACGCCAACAAAAAGTGGACACGCAGTGCGGATAATTTTCTGCTTACCCTTTATCATGAAGGGAAAAGTATAAAATACATAGCCGAGAAAATGGGCAGAAGTCAAACCTCGATAGTAATGCGATTAGGAAAATTGGAAGGGAAACGGCAATAAAATACTGATTGCATTTCGTTTGTCGAAAATATATGTTACCTTTGCATAGAGTTGTTTGACAGCAATGTACTGCACATCGCAGAATTTATGACCGTTGCCAAGTCATTACCTCACTTGTGGCAAAAAGTGCGCAAGTTGCTTATTCCTAAATTATTCCTATCTTATAGCTGTATTTCCCGGAAAAAGGCTACCGTCAGAGCCGTATCACCAAGATCAGCCGCAAGGTGAACGAACCCGGGCAGATGGA